TTGCCCATGTCTTTGAAGTTCATGCCGGCCTGCTTCATAGAGCGCTGAAGGATCTCGACTCTTTCTTCCTCACTAGCGTTCAACATATCAATAGAGTTGAGGTAAGGGCCGCCCATGATGGCGTTTAACTTACCAACTGCCCTTCCGGCGCCCTCAAAGGTGTCAAATTGCTCGACGAGACCTAACAGTTCATCCATTGAGAGGCCAGTTGCCTTGGCTTGGGCCGACAACTTCTGGAAAACCTTTCCAATATTCTTTCCATGGAAAGCGAGCTTTGTGGCCACTGTTTTAAAATTCTCCATGACCTTATTAAAGGGCTCATTGAGACTCTCGGCAACGCCGCCGACATCACGCAGTACGCCCTCGACCTCACCGAAGCCAAACCCTAGGCTTCGGGTTGCTTCGTTGGCAATCTGGGCCTGTAAATCAGCCGACACCCCAAGCTCTTGGAACTTGGCGACGGTTTTAGTCAGTGCTTCCCGCTGGGGGCCCGTGGCTTTCGTGAAATCAACGAAATTAGAGTACAGGCCGCCATAAGCCTGGGCCACCTCATCTGCCCGGATGCCCGTTCCGCGCATGGCCCAGGAAAGGTTTGCGACCTCTCCTCCAAATTTGCTTGCGGCGCCAGTGGATTTTATAAAGCTGGCCCGGGCCTTGTCCATCTTGAGCGCCATCATAACGGAGGCTTCAATAACCTTCATCATGAACCCTACGACCCACTTAAAGGGATTGAGGAGGCCTAGGAGGCCTTTGCCGAAGGCTTTGAAGCCACCCTTTGTCCCCATCATCTTCTTGGTGAAGTCGCCCATGGCACCGCTATAGCCCATCAGGGTATTGGCGAAGTTTTCACCATCTTTGTTTAATTCTTCAAGCGCCTTTTCGTGCTCTCTAATCGCGTCGATGTTTTCCTTCTCTGCTTCGGTGGTAAGCCTCAGAAGTTTTATACGCTCTTTAAGGAGTGGGAGGCTTTTTTTCTCTTCCTCGGAAAGTTCGCCTTTGTGAAGGAGTTTTCTCTCAAGGAATCTTTCTTCCTTTTCTAGCTCCGCAAGTTTCTCTGCATTATCACGCAAGACTTGTTTGTGGCGTCGTATGTCGGCAGATTCTATCTCATCCTTGAGATCCCTGGCCTGCTGCAGAAGCTTAATCTGTTCTCTGAGATCATCGCCTTCCGGCAGGACTCTTTCTTCTATTTTTTCGTCGGCCATAATAAGTTACTCTAACTAGTATACGGCCATCGCAGCCCAGTCTCGCGCTCAAACTTAGAGACCGCAGCATTGAGTTTAGACCGATTAGAGAGAGTACGCTCATCATTGAGGCCATGCTTAAGGTATGCATCCATATATCGTTTTTCACGACCTAATGCATTTGTGAAAGCTGATACCTGCAGGGGCGTTCCGCGAATTTTAGCCGGGACAGAGCTGCCCCCGAACATATATTTTAATAGCAATTTTGTCAACCCTCCGAACGTGACAAGAAAGCTTTCGTCTATTTCGGTGGGATCAACATTTAAATCAATTTCAATTGGAACCAGATCGCTCATGATAAACCCTCTCCTATTAAATAGTTCTAACAAGAAAAGCCGCGCATTATTTGCTACGGCTTTTCTGAGAACTCTTTTCTGAGGCTTTCGCTTGCTCTTCGAACTCCTGCACCAATCTCTCAATAAACCAGCGCCTCAACTGAACCGGAAGGTTGTAGGCCTCAAAAAAGGACCAACCGCCATGGTGTTTTAAAATAAAGAATTCTTCATAAACATGGCGTTGATAATCACTCGTCAGGCCAAAAAAAGTCGGCCGTCAAAGGCACTGCAATCCTCCCATCATGATCGCATTCCGGACAAGTAAAGTCCTGATGGAGGTCGAGATTCGGCATCACTGCTTCATACGCTGTTCGAATTTCACGCGAGGCGCGGGTTGGGCAAGCATTAATAAATTGATCCACGAGAGATGGATCCCTATCCTCGTTAACACCAACAATAACAAGTCGTAGCTGGTCAGTCACGTTACTCTCGGGGAGCTTCATCTTTTTCTTTTTGCCTTTCTTCTTTGTCCAGCGCTGCTCATCAGCACCAGTTAACAATTTAAGTTGGACTGAAAAATTAATTGAACTAAGCATCACACTGAATGTTCCGTCTTCGTTCAGTGTTACATTCGATGGAAGATTTGTGTGATCAAATAATTCTATCTCATCTAGCCTAAAAGAGTTTTGCACTGCCTGGCCGCAGTTCGGACAGCCGATCTGAGTCTCATAGTGAGGGCCGAAGCCTGTAACTCGCGACGCCACGATAATGGCGTTCTTATCTCCGATCAATAAATCGGACACTTTAATCCTTTGGTCCACCAAAACCGACTGAAGCATTCTATCAACGGCTACGCCGCGTCGAAGAAGAGCCTCTGATGTGAGGATGTCTTCTTCTTTTGCTGTCATGTGGCTGATTTCGACCACCTCTGCCTGATGCAATGGATGACCCTCGCCATAAAACTGGCCCTTACTGGGGAGCTCCACAAATTCAGTTGGAGTTACAAAGGAGAACTCAGACGCTGTGTTCTGAGTCATTGGTGCCGGGGAACCTTGGTCCGGCACAACTGGCTTGGCGCCCATGACGCGATCCAGATTATTTCGTTGTGACATTCATCACCTTCTTTCTTTTAATTTTAGGCGCCGCCGTAGGAACCTCCGCCGCCCTTTTTACTTTCATATGCAGCCCAATCATACTTCATTCCGATCTCAATATTAAGTAATTCGTCACCAGAATAATCTAAATCGCCAAAAGTGGCCGATTTGATAAAAGCATTCTTCAGGGTCCAGATGCCAACTTCGTTGCCGTCGCCATCAAGCTCGGCGATCTTCACCTCACCCAGTGCGTCAAGACTGTCAGCCTTGTTAATTGTGCCCGGGCGGTTGTCGAGCGCGTCCTGCTGCTCGTTAGGCCAGAGATAGCCAGACTTCTGGAGTGCAGCCAAAAGCAGATCTTGCCCGTCGGGATCAATTGAGTTAATAATCGTACATGTTACATCATTCCAAGTAAGAGAACCTGGATAGTAGTAAGTATTTCCTAAAAACTTGTGTTCGGTCTCACTAACGTCGAAACCGGGCTTCGTAACAGACTTAGCCAAGTACGGCACAAATCCATTTTGTCCTAAATCCATGTAAATCAAAAATCTATGTTGTCTTTTTGGTTCAGATGCTGCGTCATTCCAAAATGCCATTTTATAAGTCTCCTATAAAGTCTATATTAACTAGATTCCTTGCGGGAAAAATCCTTTCTTTTGTCATATTAGTCATCGAAAGAGGCACCCGTACGTGTAATATTGAAATCGATAGCGATAAACTCAATTGCACGTGTTGGCTTCAAGAAAATCTGAGCATACATAATGTTCCGGTCCACAAGGTCCGGTGTCGTGGTACTCTCGTCAAGGACCACTTTGAATTCACTCAGGCCAAAGCGTGTCTGGATACTCGCCAAGAAGGGGTTAACCTTACTCAGGAAGCGGTTCCAGGTCACCTTGACGTTTGGATCAAAGAGCAGCTGCGATGCGATCTGCGAGATGCGCTTCTTAACAAAGATCATGAGGCGACGGACGTTAATACGATCCAAGGCCGACTGAGTTACCTGCAAGGTCTTCTGACCGAAGATTACAATTCCCTCTGCGGGGAACTTAGCAATCGGGTTAATGTTGGCCGAGTAAAGATCATCGCGGTCGAGGCGTCGCAGCTGGTGCGAAACATCTACCACTGGGATGCCAGCGGCTCCTTCAGTCAGACCACCGCGGTTAAAGCCGGCTGGGGCGAACCACACGTCCGTCTTGCGCTGTGAGCTTGAGAAAGTACCGATTGCGGCAATAGAGGGTGGAAGCCACACAAAACTACCGTTAATGGTATCCCGCGAGCGGACCCAAGGATAGAAAGCACAACCATATGAGGAGTTAATTGCTCGATCTCGAAGGTTGTTGATAACCGTCTTAAGGCTGCTAGCCGTGTTATTGCGAGCAACGGCTGTGCCGTCCTCTCGGGGCTGGAAACCACCCTTAAGGTCGATCACTGCCAAGGCGTCGGCGCGGTCTTCACAAATCCCCATCAGGTGAGTTGTGAGACCTTCCTGTGTAAGCCCAGGCATAGAGGCGAGGTTCATCTCGACGACCTCTGGGTCGGATAGAGAGTCCATCGCGCGCTTAATCGAGCCGAAGCTATAACTCTTCTGGCCATTAATATCTGTAATCCCATTCATGAGACGACTATTGAACGGATCCATCTCCTGGATGTCCAGGCCATCGAATCCGCCATACAGTGGCACAGTAAACCTGTCAAAGCCCTGATCCAAGACGCCCGAAATGGCACCATACTCGTTAGTAAGAGAGGTACCGGCGGCGTGGGAGCCCGAAAGCCACTTAACGAAGCCCTTCGAGCCACTTGACGAACCGCTAAGGTCATCAAGGGTGAAGTACATTGAGAGTTCGCGCGCGCCACTGGAGGCACCGGCAAACATGTTGCCAACCATACCGCCGCGGGCCATCAGGAGGTCAATTGTTGAATCCTCGAAAGCGACGCCACCAGTTGTCCGTGTGGTTTGCATTCCGAAATAAGCGTCCGTGGGATTAGCCAGGTTACCCGATCCAGCGCAAACGCGGAATTCAGGCGCGGGGTAGAGGATAGAAGCCGTGAGGTGCGATCCACTCGCCACGAGCACACCCATGCCGTTTGAGGGGGTCATGTTGTTAAACATCGTGCTCGAACTTCCGAGGGAACCAGAGAACTTGCCGC